TCCCAACTACGACCTTTACGGGCTGGTGACGGATGACGCTCGCCTGACGGTTCCGGCGTGGGACGAATGGGCGCTGGAAGCCGCGAGCAAGTTCCCGAACCGGATCTGTGTCATTTCCCCGTTTCACAACCAGGGCAACCATGTGGACATGCCGTTCGTGACCGCGGAGTGGATTCGGGCGGTAGGCTGGTTCGCCTGTCCGGACTGTTACCACTACTGCTGGCCGATCATCACGGGCCTGATCGGCGAAATGTCCGCTATCGTCCACGCCCCAAGCCACGGTTTTGCCATTCACCACCCGCACAAGATCGAGATGGTCAGCGAATCGGTCAGGAACGCAGACGCGCAGGCGTTCTTTGAGTTTGTGTCCACCCGCCTGCCCGCCGTGGTCGAGCGCGTGCGGTCGGCGATGACGATATGAGCCCCAAAGAACGGCCCCCCAACGGGCATCTTTCCCAGTGGATCATCGATCAGTTCGAGCCCGGTTATCGCGGGTGGTGCGTCGACGTCGGCGCCTCGGATGGCATCTCGATTAGCACCACGTGGTCGCTGGAGAAGGTTCACTACTGGGGCGTTCTGTGCGTCGAGGCCAATCCAGACTTCGGCCCCGCGCTGAAGCAGCGACGCATGTGGGTGGAAATGTGCGCCTGCTCGGATCGGTCGGCCGACTCCGCAGAGTTCCACGTGAACGAGGAGAATCCGGAGTCTTTCTCCGCTCTCAAAATCGCCGAGCATCCGCTGGTGCGCAAGTGGGCCGACCCTCAAAAAGCTGGTTTGCCGTGGAAGAAGATCAGGGTGCCGGTCAAAACGCTCGATGAACTCCTGGCCAAGTGGGAGTTCCCGCGCCTGGACGCCTTGTGCGTGGACGTTGAAGGTGGAGAACTGGAGGTTCTCAAGGGCTGCGACCTGGAGCGCTGGAAGCCGAGGGTGATCGTCAGCGAAGCATGGGACTCGGGACACGAATATCCCTACCTCTACAAGCACGGCTATCGGATGGTCGCGAGAAACGTACACAACGATCTTTACAAGCTAGCGGAGGAAGCATGAGCGAGACCGTCATGACGTTTAGCGGCAAGGCCGGAGACGCGCTCCACCAATGGCCGGTGGCTTGGTGGTGGGCGAAGAAAACCGGGCAGAAGTTCACCTGCTGGCTGGAGGAGCAGACTTGCAAGCTCGTAGCGCCCCTCTTCGCCTCGCAGGCGTGTGTGGAGAAAGTGGAGTTCAAGCCCGGCATCGAGAACTGGAACATGGGCGGCCAGCCTTGGCACTTCAACCTGCCGACCTCTGAATACGAGAACCGCACGGTTTACCACCTCGGTCTGCGCTCCTTCCCAGCCCGTCCGTTGACGCTGGAAGCCTTCGCCCAGGCGAAGGTGCCGGTCACGGTCTCGCACGAGGAGTTGGCCCATACGCCCGTGTTCCACGTGGAACCGATGCCATGCGGGGTTCGGGAGATCCCCGGTAGCGCGGAAGCGCCGCGCCCGCTGGGCCGCTGCGTACTGCACGGGCAACCGATCTGCATTCACACCAAGAGCACGCCCGGGTTTTGGAAGTTCCTCGCTTCGATCGCGCGCCAGTTGGACGACGATTTCAACGAAATCGTCTGGGTCGGGAGCAGTCGCGACCGCGAGATTGGGCTGCGAACCTATCCCCAGTGGCACCAGTTCGACGACCAGGGCGACTTTCTGAAGCTGGCGCAGTTGATGGCCGGGGCGGACCTTGTTATCGGCACCGGATCCAGTGTCGCCTCGCTGGCCGGGGCGCTCAAGATTCCCTGCGTCAGGGTTCATGACCCTATCGGCGATCATCCCAAGCGGATCTGGGACAACCTGGCCCACAACTCGATCAACGACACGGAGGCGGAGCTTAGGAAGACGTGGCCCGAGCTCCGAGCCACGTTCCGCCGTCCGAAGTCTGTCGCGGAGGTGGTGGGGTGAGCGAAACCATCGGCAGCCTGGTGGACAAAATCTCGATTACCAACGTCAAGCTCTTCATGATCCAGGACATGGTCCACCGCGCGGCGGCCGAAGGCGAGGCGCTGGATGCGCCGACCGTGGCGCGGCTGCACGCCCTGAATCAGCAACGCAACAAGCTGCTGACCGAACTGGACCAGCTGTTCGCCGATTCGCTCAAGGAGGGAGAGGCGGAGGTTGACCCGAGACCCAAAATCTAGCTTATTGACTTGACAAACGCCGTCCCATAACGTAACGGACGGTTGAGGAGGGCGCCAAGGATGGCGACCGGCAGTTACCCCACAGGGAGTAGCACAAAGGACCGCCGTTCTTCGGCGGGCATGTTCGATGCCCGCCTGATCGAGTTGGTGGATTCGCGTCGCCAAGACTCGCTCCGCTACAACTCCACGGTCTTCTCCAAGGTTCACGGCTACTACAACGCCTACCGCGGCGTCTGGCAGGGCCGTCTCTCCCAGTTCCGCAACAACATCAGCCTCCCCTTCATCTTCGCCATGATCCAGTCGGACGTTGCCAGAAAGGTCCAAACCTCTTTCGGCACATGGCCGATCGTCTCTTTCGAGGGCTACGCTCCGGAGGACGTGGCGAGGGCCAAGCGCAACGAAGTCCTGGTCTCCGCCCAGATGAAGGACGCCGACTCGGTGGTGCGGGCGGTGGATTTCTGCCTGCAGGCGGACATCTGCGGCACGGCCGTCGCGCGCTGGGGCTGGAAGAACCTGACGCGCAAGAACCGCTACCGCAAGCTGGAGTCGATCGCCCCGGGCCTCTCGGTGCCGGTCGTCTACGAGAGCACCGCGGAACTCTTCAATGGTCCCACCTGGGAGACCGTCGACCGGCTCGACTTCTGGCAGCAGCCCGCGCGCAAGCGCATCGACGACATGGACTGGGTCATCCACCGCTACTGGCTGGACTGGGACAACATGATGGACGACGCGTCCGGGCCCTATCCTTACTTCGACCCGGCGGCGGTCAAAGCACTTCAGGACTTCCCCCTATCGGGCTCCGCCTACGGCGAGTGGAACGCGCGCCGCGTCACGTTCCGGAACGAATACGACTACGAGGCGCGGATGCGGGAGCGCTTTTCCAAGCCGGTAGAAATCTGGGAGATGCACGGCCTCGTCCCCTCCGAGTTCGCCAGCGACGGCATCCGGCACCGTTGTGTCGCCATCGCCAATGAGCGGGTGGTGCTGAAGAACCGCGAAGGGCCGATGCCGAACCAGCAGAAGCCGTTTGGGGCATATTCCCCGATGTCTGATCCCTACAGCTTCGACGGAGTAGGCAAGGCCGAGGTGGCCTACGGGCCGGCGGCGACGGCCAACCGCATCAACAACCAGCGCCTGGACGCGATCGACCTCTTGGTGGACCCGCAGCTGGTGGCGAGCAACACGGCCAACCTGAACGTACAGAACCTCTTCTCTCGCGCGGGCCGCGTGATCTTGGTGGATGGCCCGGCGGACGACACGACTATTCGTCCGCTCTCGCCCGATATGCGCGGGGTGCAGGTAGGAGGGGCAGAGATCGGCCAGTTGTTCTCGATGATGCAGTTGGGCACTGGCGAGACGGAAAGTCTCTTGGGGATGGCCGGTGGGAGCCGAGAGACGGCGCGTGGGTTCCTCGGCCGACAGGAAAACGCCCTCACCCGACTCTCTCTGGAAACCCGCGTCCTGGACGAAGGCTTCATCGAGCCCCTGGCCAACGCCTTCCGCAACATGGACCGCCTGTGGCTGCCGCTGCCGCACCAAGTCAAGATTCTTGGCAGCCTGGCGAGCACCAACCCCATTACCGGGCTTCCCTACCAGCCCGAGTCAGTCGAGGTGGACTACGACGACTTGGCGCCCGACTACCGTGCCCGAGCGGTGGGCGCGAGCCAGATGCTGGGCCGCTCGGTACGGCAACAGAACTTCATGGGCCTGCTGCAGATGATGAGTGCCAACCCCGCCCTGTTGCAGCTGGTGAACTGGGCCAACTTCGCCCGGCAGGCGTTCGAGCTGTTCGATTTCAAGAACGTGGACGAGCTGCTGGTAAGCGCGGTGCCGGCCGTGAACCAGATTGCGGCACAGGCGGGCCAGAGCCCCGAGCAGGTAGCGGGTACTGTGAGCCAGCCGCTTGACCAACTTTCGCCCGACATTTTGTCGCAGCTAGTCAACGCACAGAGCCCTCAACCGATGGGAATGGCGGCCTAGATGGCCCTGAACGAAGAGCAGATAGGCAAGGTGAGGATGATCTTGGCGAGCAGTGGCTGGAATGATGTCATGCAGCCGGTGTTGGCCAAGCGCGCTCAGGACGCCCTGAAGGCTTTGGTCCTTCATCCGTCCGAACGCATGGGCGAGTACAAAGGTGTCGGTGACGACACGATCCGCGTCAAGATCCAGGAATGCGAGTTTATGCTGACGGCATGGCGTAACGAAGTGGCGATGTTCGATCACAATCGGCGCGTTGACGAACTGGCGCGCCAAAGCGATGGGGCGAACCCCCAATCCGCAGACACGGCGAACCCGTGAGAAGGGAAGCGTGATGGACGAGGGACGGGAGCAGCAGGGCCAGCAGGCTTCGGAGAACCTGAACCCTGATTTGGCCGGATACCCGAGCGTCGATGCCCTGGTCAAGGGCTACCGCGAATCGGGCAACGAGGCGAAGCGGCAGCGTGAGCGCGCGGAGCAGTTGGAGCAGCAGTACCAGGGCCTGCAGCAGTCGCTGGCGAACCCGC